AGCCTCTACATCGGTGTCAGAATAACATAGCCGGGCAGCCGCTGCGACAGTCTGCTCCGGTGTAGGTGTATGTGCTATTAACACTACTTTCATTTAGGTTCTCCTCTTGTTAGTCAATGTCTGCGATAGATTCTACAAAACAGTTGTAGTAGATGTATCGCTTTCCGTCTAAATCAAATTTTACATAACCACCACTATTTATATCAATATCGATTTTACCGCTGTATGAAGCAATCACTTTCCCATCAGCAGTGTATACTATGATAGTACGATTAAGACCACCACAAAAATCAGATTTCATATCTGTCAATTCTCGACTACATGATGCTGTACAGCCTGTAAATAACATAGGGATTGCTAACAATGTAGCAGCAAGTTTTACATATGTGGATTTGATTTTTCTCATAGTTTTATCTCCTTTTTCATTATAGCGGTTTACGAATTGTAACATCTGGATACTGTTTCATCGCAAGTTCGTACAGTTCAAATGGTTTCTCTGCACAAAGATAATAATCATATTTTTCACAAGTTTCTCCAATTTCAATTGGCTTTGTACACAAATCCGTATATGTAAAAACCGGAAAGACTCGACTTCCACAAAATGAACATACTTTTGTATTAGTCATCTATTACACCTCATTTTCCTTTAATAGTTAATGCGCTTTTAGTACTGCTCTCATATCCAGCTAGATATGATTTGAGTTCTGGACTTGATTGCGAAAACTGGACCAGTTTTGTCATTATACACTTATAAAACTTATTGGCTGTGTCAGCGGTTGAATGTATATCTACTAGACATTTACAGCAAACAGATCCTATCTCATATGTATATGGTTCTAAAACAGCATATATAGTCTGAGCCACTTGACACTTTAACTCTTCATTACACATGATGCAATGACCACTGTTGTAAATGCTTGCCGATTCAGCTTGTAAGTATAGTATACTATTATGTAAACTCATTGTAGACATACCTAAGACTCACCAGAACTTGTGCATTGAAAATACAATCACAGAAATAACTAGCAGTAATGCTCCGAAAAAGAATCCTATCATAGATTTCTTTTCTGATTTTGCAAGCATTCCACCATAGAAAATCATAACGCCTAAAATTGCAAGTGCTTGTACGATTGAAATCATCGAAAATCACCCTCTATTAAATATAATTTCGTATAATAAACATTGCTACACTCAGTAACATGTAGAGTATGCCAGCCACAGTATATACTATACATTTTGTTGAGCTTCTTTCATCAAGTGATTGTGCATTAAATAGTATACCAGTTATTAAAAATCCTATTGAAAAACCAAGCATCCGATCATCACATCCTATCTGTTAAAGCTGTAAGCTGGACGGATTTTATCTATCCAATTGGTTTCAAAATCATACATATCATGATATGCTTCCCATTTTGATATACTAATTTTGTTATTGGATTCTCCACAAGATTCCCATATATCAATACTTAGGTAGTCAACTAATACTCGTTTTGAAAATCTGCAAAGCCATTTTTCAAAACGCTTTAGAACATCAGATTGATTATCTGATCGATACATACCATATAACGTAATAACAAATGAGTAGTCACATCCGAATGCCTTATAGCAGTAATCGTCATAATCTGTTAGGTTTGAATCATTTCCAAATTCATCCCAAGATCTAAATCCCTGTGGTTGATCAATTCGATTCATATAGGTTTCAAACATATTATCTCTTCGAGTTTTATAAGGATTCACTTTTGGAAGATGTCGCAATACAGTTTTTAGTATGTACTCTTGTTCCTCTGGAGTAGCACCTGCTGGACTACAGTATATCGTACCTCGTATGTTAGTCCAAATGCCCATTGTCACACCTTGTTTCTGTGTCATCTGCTTTGTATGCTCTAGAGAATGAATCAATCAATCTATGTACTAATGTAGCACAGTGCTTACACATGTGCATAGGCGGTTCACCACCAATTGTAATACCTGCTGTTCCATCGAATACATCAAATGTGACTCTTGACATGATAGGTGCGTCAATTTGTTTATTACAGAAATCACAAATATATGTTTTAACTTCTTGTTTTTGAATACTCATGTGTCATCACTCCAATCAATACTTTTCTTTTAGCTCATTATGACTGATGCCAGAAATCCCAGCAGATTCGCTTGAAGACGTTGCTCTGAAATATGCGTCTTTCTTCTGAGGATACATGAACTCAAACATCAGATAGTTCATAGCATCCAACAGATACTCCGTGTTACCAGTTTTCTGATATTTTTCAATACACAAATCATGCGATTCAATAGCATTAACTAGCTTGTCCCCAAAATTTACTTTGGCTGAACCATACTTATAAAATGATGTCTTAACTCGATTGATTCGCATTTCATCAACCTTATGACTATACTCAATGGATTCATTAAAAATTTCACTCATAGTTATCATCTCCAGCTTCAACACCCATGATTTCGTTTAGTTTATCCGTGTCGAATAGATCATCACTTCTTTTAGTATTTCTTTGAAGTGCTTTGATTACGTCAGAACAACATTTCTTGCATACCATGATTGTTTCTGTATTGCATCCTACGTAACCAGATCTCCACATGCGTAATTCACGAAAATGATTCTGAACATCCGCTCCGCATATATCACAATATTCATGCAATACATGAGTACCATCAGATTCTAAAACATATTTTGTCATCTACCATCACCCATCCTATAAGCATACTCAGATCTACGTCTTAAATCCATATCACGTCGTATATTGTACTCTTCTTTACTGATTTCAGTAAATCCAGCTTCCTTAGCTTCTTTGAAATATCGATTGATTTGAATCTCTGCACCATCTGACTTCACAACTTTGAGTATAGCAATGGTATCAAAATCACCATTTTTCTGATCTGTAAGACACTCAGCAACATATACTTTTATTTTATCTGATTTGTATGGCAATGTGATCGGAAACATGTCATGCACAATGCCAGAAACAAATCCATTATGAAATCCAATGTTCGGATTTACACTACTAACATCATATACGGTAATTCTATCGATATCAGTATATTTTATAATTCCATCTGACTGAACTGTTTTAAACAAACTGCTCATTCTGTCGCATTGATAATCTACTGCACCCTCATATGGACATCCGCATGCTTTGCTAAATGTATCATTTTCTGTAATTGGTGTTAGAGGTTTATTTGATGCTAAACGATTCAATATATCCATTGTTATAGATATAGAGTATCCACTGTGATTGTCATCCATCAGTGATTGAAATGCTTTAATAGCACTGTCACAACATAATGAAAAGTATTTATCATCGTCAGATGCATCTTTTGCAAGTCTAATTTCGTTTTCAGCCCATTCTAAAGTCGTCATATATGTACCTCCTTTGCTTTCGCTTTATCCATTATTTTAGAGTTCGAAAATCCAGCATTCTTTTGTACTCTGTCATTGATTCATCCGGTGTGGATTTGATGACAGTATGTTTCAAAGTTTTTCTCCAGTGCATGAGCCATTCCCACGCAGTGTAACCAACAGTTCTGCACTTAGGCTTTGGGATTTGCTCTGTTTGATACTTTTGTAGTCCACTAACCACTACGTCAATTGGATTGCCTGTGACTTCCGGAAGTACTTCAGACCATGGGTAGATGTCGAAAGTTGACTCCCAGATGTGCAGTACTTTTACTTTTTCGATTTCGTTCATAGTATTTACCTCCAAGTTATAGGTGTGACTTACCTACACTGTATATAACGATGAAGATTATTGATCTTGTTGTGCGGTTAATTTTAATACTTTTCCGATCTCAATTGCTACAAATTGCAAAACATCAATAACCACGGAATTTCCGAACTGTTGATATGCCTGATTCGCACTTTTGCAAATTTTGTAAGTGTCAGGATAACCCATGATTCTTGCACATTCACGAGGGTGCAGCTTTCTGGTTTTTCCATGAACCAGATATCCTCCGGTTTTAGAAAAAACGCCGCCGCCGTATGCGGATAATGTAATTGCAATTCCTTTTGTGCTGTAAATGCGTTCACCTTGACCACCTTTGTTGACAATCCCCAGTCGAATGGACTGATTACTATATTTGTCATCGCTTATACTTTGAAAATATGTATCCGGACGATTGATATAGAGCGATTCTACGAGTTTCTCATCGTTTAATAAAAAATCCTCTACATGATGTGACAAGGGAATTGGCTTGGGATATGTGAAGTTTTTAATAGACAAATCATTTCGAAAGCAAACCATATAGATTCTCTCCCGTCTTTGCGGAATGCCATAGTCTACCGCATTGAGGACTTTTTGATAGAAAGTGTACCCCAGTTCTTCCATAGTCCTTTTTACTACTTCTAATGTATGTCCTTTGTCATGGGTAGCAAAATTTTTCACATTTTCCATAAAAACGATTTTTGGCTTCTTTTCTTTTACGATTCTTGCAACATCGAAAAATAAAGTCCCACGGCTGTCTTCGAATCCTCGTTGTTTGCCGCTGATAGAAAAAGCCTGACATGGAAATCCGGCACATAGAATATCATGTTCCGGAATCGTTTTTTCATCTACCTTTGTAATGTCCCCCCTCTGGAGTATCTCCAAAATTTTCGGCATATACCTTTTGAACAACCTTGTTCCATTCATTGGAATAAACACACTTTGCCCCCAGTGATTCCAATGCCAGTCTGAAACCACCTAGTCCGGCAAACAGATCTATGAATGTCATACCTGTTAAAGATTGCTGTTTGATTGCGATCATCATAATCACCTACTCTGCTAGTCTATATGAATACTAACGAGCGAAAAGATGAATCTAAAATTTTTCTTATATAAAATAAATCTTGTAAATTCTCACTATTTTGCAGCCTGTTGTAAGTTACTAAATCTCCATCGTTATATGTAAATGTAGACTTATCATAATTGAGGTGATTTATTTGTCAGATCAAAAAATAAAACTCGGATCGCTATTCAGTGGAATAGGTGGATTCGAGCTAGTTGGCAGTTGGTATAATTTTGATCCTGTATGGGCATCAGAGATTGAACCTGCTCCAATACGAATTACAAAACGTCATTTCCCGAAAATGAAACATGTTGGAGATATTACAAAGCTTGATGGTCATGCATTAGAGCCAGTTGATATCATCACTGGTGGTAGTCCCTGTTTTCCTGCTAGTACAATGGTTTTAACAGCAGCTGGGTATATTCCAATCGCAGATATTAAAGTTGGAGATCTTGTGCTGACACATAAAGGGAGATGGAAACCAGTTACAGCCACTGGTAGTAGACAAGCTGAAACATACTTACTTAAAGGTAATGTGGATTTGGAAACTACAGAAAATCATCCTATTTATAGTAGTGTTCGAGATGGTGAAGCACTTACTGATGTTGGAGAATGGACTAAAGCCATAGATATGAAATCAAAACATTGGGCCACCCCAATGTACTTCAACGGCTCAGCAAATTCCCAAGATTTGACAAAGCCAGAATACTTTTATTTTCTTCTCGGAATGTGGTACATGAATGGTTTTGTCTATGATGATTGTGCTGTTATGTATTACAATAGGTCAGACCAAAGTATCATATCAAAAATGCTTACAAAATTTGGATGCACAGATAATTCTGTAGAGTTTAAGGTAGATATAGGAATGCTATCAATTGTATCCCATGATTTTATTAAATTTATGCAGAATTTATGTACTAACACAGCATTTAAACAGCTTTCCCTGAATATTCTTACAGCTAGAAAATCATGTAAATATGCGTTTGCAACAGGCTTGATGCTAAATCATAGTTTATGTGATTGGAATCCTGTAGATAATAGTTGCTTACTCGCGATTAAACAGAAATCAGATGCTCTTATTTTAAGACATCTATTTGAGTCATGGAGAGAAGATACAAGATTAATGTGTGAGTTCGATACATATTTTCTTGACATTAGAGGTACTTTTAACGGTATTAGATGTGGTAATCATAAATGGTATGAATGCACATCGGTCAATAAAACTGGCGAAGTCAAAACTGTATATAATATATCTGTAAAAGATGATGAAAGCTATGTAGCAGACAGTATTGTCGTTCATAACTGTCAGGATTTATCTGTGGCTGGAAATCAGGGTGGCATCAAGCTATACTGTCCAGAATGTGGAGAATCATTTAGTGCAAATGGTGATGTAAAGGTATGCCCTAAATGCAGTATAGATCTTGAACTTACTCGAAGCGGATTATTTATGGAACAGATTCGAGTTATTAAAGAAATGTCGGAGGTAACTAATCATGAGTATCCAAAAATCATTGTTTGGGAAAACGTTTCAGCAGCAATCAGCAGCAATAATGGGGACGATTTCAAATGTGTCCTTGAAGAATTCTGTGGACTCATTTCGGAAAAACTTCCTGCGGCTAGACCTGAGAAATGGACAAAGTCAGGAGAAATTCTGGGTAAATCCGGTTCCATCGCCTGGAGAACTCTCGACGCTCAATATTGGGGAGTCCCCCAACGCAGACGTAGAATCTTCCTTGTCGTTGATCTTAGAGGACAATGTGCAAGCGAAATATTATTTAAGTCAGAAAGCTTGCGAGGGAATCATCCGCAGAGCCAAACGCCGTGGGAAAATTCTTCCAGAGAAATTGAAAATAGCACTAGAGTATCAGATTCAAACCAGTTTGAACCAGCAGGACAAGAGTTAAATTCAGATAAATCTGTCTACGGAATTTGTAGTTTTACATCAAATGCAATGAAATCAGATAATCCTGATAGCGGAATATATAAAACAGATATTGCAAAAACGATTGATACATCTGGTACAAACCCAACATGTAATCAAGGTGGAAATGTTGTAGTTGATACTGTCTATTGTTTGCAGGGAAATGGTATAGATCGTGGGGATACCGCTGGATGTAACGGAAAAGGTTGGAAAGAAGATTATTGCTACACATTAAATACTATAGACAGACCTGCTGTTGCATATAGCATAAAAGAAAATCAAGATGGTGCTGTATGGCTTGGAGATCATACTGGTGCTTTACAGTGTAGCGGAGGAAAGCCTGGACAAGGGTACCAAGCTGTTTTACAGTACAGTAAACACCCGTATGTAGCAGCATTTAAGTTCCAACAGGGTGCAAAAATGGCTACTCTTCCATATGATGAAGATATGTCATCTACACTTACAGCATATCAGAATATCGCAGTTCTAATTGACAATCACCCACAGGATTCTAGATTGACTATATCTAAAGATAATGTATGTCAAACGTTGAATGCTAAAATGGGTACAGGTGGTGGAAACACACCTTATGTAATGGAATCTAAGAAAGTGTATTCACAGTCTGGATTTGCGGATTATAATGACGCAGGATGTATATGTGCACCGCTTACAGCTTCTGGAGCATCTGTCAGACCAGGTGGTGAGACATTAGTCACAGATTGTATATCAATTGTTCGTAGATTGACACCATTAGAGTGTGAACGCCTACAAGGATTCCCAGATAACTGGACTGCTGAAGAATCTGACTGTGCAAGATATAAGGCTTTGGGAAATAGTGTTGCACTACCTTGTGTAAACTATATCATGAGCGGTATTGCTGATGTTCTATTGAAGCAATCAATGTAAGTATGCATGATATTTACCGAATATTACCTTGTATCTAGTCAATACTAAAATTACATTTTGAATATCAGCAGGAGGTTTAATAACTTATGAGTAAGCAACTGGAACATGATACAAAGTCTGCTGCAAAAAAGTTAATGTTCTTAGCGTGGGCGAAGCTTCTTCTTGGTAAAAATACTATTTCGCAAGATCAATACAATGCACTTGTTCGAAAATTAGAGTGTAGAACATCATAATTAAAGCACCTACAGCCATATTTGGTTGTAGGTGCTTTGTTTTCAGCATTTGGATACACAATTTTATTTTTGAGCGTCAAAAGTTTGCTGATTTTGCTATTGACTTAGGACTATTGTCATGGTATAATCAATAGGTAATGATGCCTTGCAAGTAAATCTGGAGGTTTAAATAATGGATATTTATGAAGCTAGACGCACAATGCAAACACAAAGGAAAAATATATTTGATTTAAATTTGCGAGTAACATTTTATGCTAGAGTTTCGACAACGCGTGATGAACAAGAAAATTCTATTGAAAATCAGATTATACATTTCGAAAATATGATTAAAGAAAATAAAAATTGGACATATGTTTCTGGATATGCAGATAGAATCCGCGGTGAATCTGCTGCAAATAGAGTAGAATTTCAAAAGATGGTTGATGACGCAAAAGCCGGAGCGTTTGATTTAGTACTTACTAAAGAGGTTAGTAGATTTGCAAGAAATACAATAGATAGTCTTACATATACACGAGATTTGCTCCAATGTGGTGTAGGGGTGTTTTTTCAAAATGATAACATCTGTACAATTGATCCAGATAGTGAACTGCGACTTACAATTATGAGTAGCATTGCTGCTGATGAGGTGCGAAAACTATCTGAACGAATCAAATTTGGTCATAAGCGTGCCACAGAATCTGGAAGATTGTTAGGCAACAGTCGCATCTTTGGATATACAAAAGTAAACTGCAAGCTTATTATTGATGAAAAAGAAGCTGAAATGGTTCGCTTGATTTTTAATTTATATGAAACTGGATCTTGGAGTACAAGATCCATTGCTACTGAGCTTGAAAAACGCGGTTACTTAGGAAGAAATGGAACCCCGATCCATCACAATACAGTATCTGGGATTATACAAAATCCTAAGTATAAAGGTTATTATTGTGCAAATAAAGTGACTATTACGGACTATAGAACTAAAGCACAGCGGTTTAATCCTGAAGAAGAGTGGATCATGTATAAGGATGAAACTGGTGAAACCGTACCGGCTATTGTGTCAGAAGATCAGTGGAATGCATGTAATGTAATATTTAAAGAGCGAAGTTCCGCAATTAAAGCTAGAACCAGATCCATAAAAAGTCAGAGTCCGCTTTCTGGTAAAATTAAATGCAGTGAGCATGGAACATACTGGAGAACAAGCTACTCTAATAGTGTTAGTCAAGGTAAGCCTATATATCAATGGATTTGTAGAGAAAAGAAAAGACAAACAGCTTCGTGCTGTAAGTCTTTTGCACTTATGGAATCAGAAATCTACAAGATTTTAAATGACGTGTATAAGAGCATCATTTCTGATATTGATGAATGGGTATCTGAGTTCTTGAAAATTTATGAATCTGTGACTACTACAGAATCTGGAAAATCAAAAATAGCCGTATTGGAATCTAACATTCAAAAACTAAAAGTAAAGCAGGACAGACTTCTAGATTTGTATATGGACGAGGCTATTACAAAGTCTGAGTATTCGGACAAAGCATCAGAGTTAAATGCAAAGCTTGATGACGCAAAGTCAGAATTAGAATCACTTAAAAATCCTGATAACGGGGAGAGCATTATAGATCCTGCTAAACGCATAAAAACCTATATTCAAGAAATATGTGGTCCGGAGTCCCGCGATATGACAATTGATGAGCTCAATGATATATCACGAGTTGTGCTAGATTTCATTAATGTCATTCCAGTGGATCGTCAAACCATGAAACTTGAAATCAAATTAAAGTCTTCAGAGCTAAAATCTGTCGATGTTAGTTCACACAGAAGTGGCAGATGCAATTGTTGTTCTGGACACATCACTAAAAAGATGATCGACGCCTATAAGATGCAGTAA